ATAACATTAACGAAGAAATTGAAAAAGCCACACGTGTGGCACAACAACACGTTAAAATTGACACAACATGGCACTAATATGAGCATAAGCAATTACAAACCATTAAAACATACATTTAAGTCTTTAGTCGATCGGCCAGACACATATCAAATTAAAAACTTTGATAGAGTTGTAGTAGAATTGGGCAAATACATGACAGAATTCGAAATGGATCAATGTATTGAGTTTATGGACAAAATACATGATAGTAAGTTTGATATTAATCCAACAGTAGACGATTGTAAAACACAATTACAAATTATGTTTGGCAGAGACCGTGTACATGAAATGATTGAAAAATGGAGTATGGAAAATCAAAAACTATTAAGCGTATTTGGTAAACTCAAATATCGTAATAAAAAAGACCGTACTGATAAAACATATTATGACGGACTTGATCCAACAGATAATCCAGATGATTATGAGAAGGTATATATTTAAAGATTTGGGAGAAATAGATTAATGTTTGAAGAAATTAAACAACGTATTAAATTACGTTATCCATTAACAGGATTTATGATTAAACAATATTGGCCAGACATGTTAGTTTGGTTTTCACTAGGATATACATTAGCATGGATAATACACTAGAACTTACACATTTAGGAAAAGAATCAAATAAACCCAAGGGTTATCGTGGCTCAGGTCGTGGTGGTCCAAGACCTAATAGTGGACGTCCTAAAGGGAGTACCAATAAAATAAAACCTGATGAATTGTTAAAAAACTTTAAGAAAAAATCAGGTCAAAACTTTCATGAATTTATTGTTGAAAGAATATTAGAAGCACAAGCAAGTGGCAATAGCGAATTAGTTAGTAAATATATTCTTGGTTTAGGCAAATATATTATTCAAGATGTACAAGAAGTTGATGTTACAAGCAATGGCGAAACCATGAATGCCAGTTTTACATTTCCTAATATAGAGTTAGAAGATTGGAAAGATGTATAACACAAAGGATATACAAATTCCTTTATATGGCGAACAATCCACAATATTAAAGGATTGGTTAACTACAGATAAACATTGCATCGACATTGTTCCTGTTGGTAGTGGTAAAACATTTTTAGCCAGTATAGCATTACCATTATTCGCAAATAACGAAAAATTTCATAAAGGTAAAGATATCATTTATAGTGCACCAACTGGCGCTATGATTAAAAGTTTGATATGGGAACCATTAAAAAACAGTTGCATAAATCATTATGGATTAATAGATGGCAAAGACATTAACAACAGTGAACTTACAATTAGATTTAAAAATGGAGTCTACATTAGGTGTAAAAGTGCCGAACAACGAGAAAATCTACGAGGTCTTAACGTTGGTGTGTGGGTCGCAGACGAAGCCAGTTTATATACTCAAGACACATTACAAGAAATTACCAATCGTCTTAGACCAAAAGTTGGACAACCAACTACTGCTGGACGATTAATACTTATATCAACACCAAATGGTAAAGGTCCACTTTACGATTTATTTGTATTAGCAAAAGAAATGCCAGACAAGTATATCGTAAGGCATTTAAATTATCTAGAAATGCGTAGTGGCAATCGTAAATTTATTGATGAACAAAAACGTATTATTAGCCCATTAAAATTTAATCAGGATTATATGTGCCAATGGGAAAGCGTAGCAGATATGTTTTTCTATACATGGGATCGTGCTAAATACACTAAAGAAGTTGTTGATAGACAGGGTGATTTATATACCTTTCATGACTTTAATAAACGGGTAATGTGCGCAACTGTAGCGCAAGTAACTAAAGCAGGAACTGTTGATGGCACAATTGAAATTCTTAAAAGTTATGCTATTAATGATTGTAGTACAGATGGCATCGCTAGGGCAATTCGTCAAGATTTTCCTAAACGCAATATATTCAGCATTATTGACGTTTCAGGTAACCAAATCAATCGTGATACTACTAGTCCTTTTGGTGTTACTGATAGAGTTATTTTAGAAAAATATGGTTTTACAATTGTAGGAACTAGACGTAGTAATCCATTAGTAGTTGACACAGACAATACAGCAAATGCTTTTATTGCTAAAGGTAAATTAATTGTAAATCCAAATGATACTAAGTTATTGGATGCATTGGGCACATATCATTATGAAGATGCTACACGTAAAAAGTTAGTTAAGTATACTGAACAGCGCTATGCTCATATTGACGGTCTAGGTGATTGTATACGTTATGGAATATATTATCTATTTCCAATTAATCATGATGAAGGTATAAGTTTTCCAGAAACGTTAATGAGCGATCAACGAACAAAACAATTAAATATGCCAGGATTAGAATACAGACCAGAAAGTCCATTATATCCAGGTGGGCCAACATGGGAACAAATTATGAATGGCGATGAAATACAAGACGATTACATGACATGGAGTTAACAAATTATGCCTAGAGAAAAAGTAGATGTACATACACGCTTATTAAACAAATTATATAAAAATCCATTAACCAAGTGTTGGGAATGGAAGGGTGCTATAAACAATGTAGGTTATGGTATGATACGTGTTAGTACTGAACGTGGCATGGCAACTGTGCATCGTGTAGCATATGAAGTGCTTGTGGACAAAATTCCCATGGGCATGGTTGTATTACACAAATGCAACAATTACATATGTTGTAATCCTGATCATTTAGAATTAGGAACAAAATACGATGTTCAATGTAAAGTAATTAATAAAGGCATGGGCAAGTATTTTGGACAAAACACTGATAGTTGGTATGCCACGTGCACACATTGTGATTATAAAAGTACACGTGCAGTTATTGCTCGTCTTCACAATGACAAATGTAAACATCAGCCAAGCATAAATAATACTATAACATTGGCACCTAATAATATTGGAAAAAACACACAATGATTAATTCTGATTTGATGAAAAAAAATCCTATCTATAGCGCTACATATCAGCAAATGATGGGTTATCAATACGCTTATCTTGGCGGATATATTTTTAAACAATATGTACGCAAAAAGCGTCCCAGCGAAGATGCACAATTGTGGAACGATTTAGTTCAGAACACTGTTGCATTGCCTATATGCCAATATATTATTGACAGTGTTAATGATGTATTATTTGAACCAGGCATTACACGCATACTAAAATTTGCCACACCAAGTGGACAATTTATTGAAAATAAAAATCTAGAATGGGTAGAATTATTCACCAATGATTGTGATTTAAATTATCGCAGCGTGACAAGTTTCATGGAACAAGTTGCTGATTTAACAGGCATTTTTGGACATTGTTGGATTGCTGTTGACATGCCAACAGAAGAAGAAGGCAATTTAGGTCGACCATATGTTTGCGCAATTAGTCCTGTTGATGTCTGGGATTGGTCATTTACATATTATGGTGGCAAACCAATATTAAGTTATGTAAAAGTAAAAGAACACGAAGACGAACATTATTATTATATTAAAACATATTTTTTAGGTGATGAAAGTACACCTAGCAATTGGGCTAGTTATCGTGTACAAAAAGCCGCTAGTGCACAAATGGATTCACCAGCCGAGCAATTAGGTTTTGGTAATTTTCCTGCAGGCATGAGCATACCAATTTTTATTAGTTATGGTCAACGTGATCCACGTAGCATTGATGTAGGTGTAAGTGCTATTTCAGCAGCAAGTGATGCTCAACGTGAAGTTTATAAATTAGAATGTGAAGCCTATACTGCGTTGCAATTTGCCAGAACAATTGTAAGAGCAGACAAAGGTGTTAATGTTCCTGTACATGCTGGTGCCATTGTTCGTGGTGTTAAAGATTGTATTGAAAGTATTAAAATTGATACAGCAGACGTTGAACAAATTATTAAAAAACAAAGTGACATTATTAGTCAAATTGAAGGTTTAAATGGTTTAGGTGGATTACGTAAAGACACACAACAAGTTGCTTCTGGCATCAGTATTATAGAAGAACGTAAACAATTGCATAGAGTTGCCAAAAGTAAGGCACGTTTATTAGAAGTTACAGAAGGTTTAATTTATACTTACGCCGCACGATTCATGGGCGTTCGTTGGGCAGGATTAATTAATTATAACACTGACTACGAAAGTTATGATACACAATATCGTATGGCATTAATACAAAATGCTGTACAGACAGTTGGTGACGACCCAATGATCAAGAGTTTAGTCACAAAAGAAATCATCGCTATGTTGGCGCCAGAAAGTGATGTACAAGAATATACGCAAACCTATGTTAATAGTTTACCAGATAGTCCTGTAAAAGACCTACTTAGTGATGAAGACATCGAAAGTCTTAATACTGATGCCGGCGGCATTCCAAAATTAACAAAAGTTGATGATCAAATAAAAGAACAAAATGCTAAAGACAAAGTTGCGGATAACCAAGAGCAAGGTCTAGAAGGCATGAATCAAAATGATAAGATTGGACATAAAGGTAGTGATAATGCTACATTGTTAGGTGGACCAGGCACACCAACAACACCAATGGGAATGAGTTATTATCCGCAACAAGCAGTAGCAGTTCAAATTACAGGATTAAATACAGGACGTTAACATGAGCGATACAAAGAAACCAATTGAAATAATTTATTTGATACAAAAAAGATTATCCTACATTAAAGGTGTAAAATTTAATTACTCAATAGATGAGTTTTTACACAAGTATGCAGATTATTATAATAATACTGATTCTAAAACATTAGAAACGGTATTGTTCGTTGAATAAATACATTAACAACAAATTATTCGGTTGTTACGTTAAAACTAAAAGGAAATAAAATTAATGGATAAAGTAATCGTTGGCAACGACAGCCCAACACCCCAACAGTTGGCCCCAAATGGGCAAGAAGTTGGTGAGCAGCAAATTAATGCGGGTGCAATTCGTAAAAGCACCACAAGTTCAATTTTAAACGCACTTAGCAATGCTAGTGGGCAAAATTTTGAAAGTGTTGAAGCAGCGTTAAGTTTCATCGCACGTACAAGTGCTACTCAACAAAACAATTCCGTTGGCAACGCACAGCCAGTGAATGAAGTCAGAAACGAAAGTAAAGGTCGAGTTACTACTAACGACTTAGCAGATCAATTTATGAAGTTACAACAAGATTTACAACAAAAGGATCAAGCCTTGCGTGTAAAAGAACTTGATAGTGAGATCATGAAGTCTATGGGTGATAGATTTGATACTGATTTAATGGATTATGCTTTAACAAAAGTTAAAAATAATATCCAATGGAACAGTGATGGAAGTTATTCAATCCTAAATAGTAAAGGACAAGAACGTTATTCTACTGATGGAACTCCACTAACAATTCAGGGCTTGGTAAATGAAGTAGCGCAGGGTAATCCTAAACTACTCAAACAGAGTAATACAAGTTCTGGATCTGGTTTAAGACCAGGAAATGGCAATTTTGCAGGTGCTCCTAGTGATAGCATTCCTGATTATGCAACTGATCCTGCTGCGTTTAATGCATGGGCAATGCGCAATGGATTAGGTCGTAATGTAGGATTGAAAGCAACTAAAGTAACTGCTACTGCTAATTTCCAAGGTCAAAAAATACTCTGATTTTGCCAACATAAAGGAGATTTTCAATGGCATACGTATTAGGCGGCAGTGACGGCGAATCATATGGTTTTACATTCGCAATAGCCAATTTTGCTTT